GGGAGAGAAAAAGATCTTGCAAACCGGATGTCTCCGGAAAACAAGATTACCGCTTTTAAACGGTGATCTCTTCAACTGCCCGACACACCTCACGGTTGCCAACTCTCATAGAGAGTTCTATCATGAGAAAATCAAAGGCGCATGGCATTTCTACCACGCGAACAAGAAAGTGAAAGGCAAAGATCAACGCACCTCCATCATCGGCAAGCCGACGAAAAAGAGGAGCTGAAAGTCGTCCGCATAGGCACGTGCAAGACCGCCAACACCCGAGGGTGCGGAGGCCACAACTGCGCCTCGCGGTTGATCAAACCCAGGCACGTCCGCCGCGAGATTATAAAGCCGGTTAGGCGCCATGCGCCAGGCATTCTGATAAGGCACCTGCACTATAAGCGCAGTAGCGGTACCAAAAGCCTCAGTCTCGGCTAAATACCCGCGGTCGTCGGTGTTAGGGTCTGGCACAACAGGGCTCATCGTGAAGACGCTGGGCGCCCCAGTGGGGCGGAACCAGGCATTGATGCGACTGAGCTTTTGCGCGTCCGACGTGTTGACAAGACCGTTATTCAGGGTCAACTTGAGCTTAACGCCTCCACGGTAGAAGGCGTAAGGCGACATAACATAGGAGTGGTAACTGGTGTCGATGGAATCGCCGGCCACAGTAAACCGGCCTTTGTTAGCCCAGGGATAAAACCTGAAATAACCGAAGCCGGTAAACGGTAAGCCGACGTGCACGAACCTTTTGAGGAGTTGCGCAAGAGATGTCACCACCTCGGAAGCGCTTGACTCCGCAAATGCCACGTCCATGTTGGGATCCACGGTGTCTCCGACAGTGTGACAGTCGATTTCACCGGTGTTGATCAAGTCGTTTGGACCCTGAGTGACGATTGCGTCATTGTAAGGGATCAAGTTTGCAGTCATTGGCTGAACAAAGTGCATATCCTCCATGGCACGCACGTACACGGAGCACTGCACATTGGCAGAAACTGTCTCTGGGTTATTGAGACCAGTAACGGCATGGACATACATCCTGCCAAACGGGATACTAGTCTCCATATAGTCAACCGGAAGCATATACGGGAAGGCGATACAAATTTCACCACCCTCTGCAAGGTCGATGACAGTCCTGTGCAAGTAAGCCGCCTGACTAAGCGTATTAGTGACAGGGACGGGTCCAGGCACATAAGAAACCTGAAGCTTACCCCTGTGTAACGCCGTCTTGGCAAACTTTATCTTGACTTCCAACCCGCCACGATAAAAAGCAAACATCCGTGCAAGATATGCAACAGGCGTAATGAAATTCAAAGTGGGCGAAATAAAGAGGCCAAGATTTTGAGGGACAAAACTAAGTTCATAGATAGGGTCTGTGAGACTGGAACCAGCCGAGTACGTAAAAACGTTAAGGTAGCTCCATTGTCGCTTAATGTAATTAATTGACATCTCATCTTGCCCACTAGGTGCAACATCAGTCAAGGCCCTCAACTTTGCATCAGCATCAAGTGAAAGCATATGGGCTGGGTCTTCTCCATTGCAATTGGCGAGGACCGCAGTTGGATTGTTGGTCACACGGGCAACACTGGCCTTGCTATTTGGCTTGCTCCACCCGAAGGCAGAAGCGATACCAGAAGCAACGTTTAGAGCCCACGCCGTGGGGCCCGCGTACGCGGCAATCGCTGGAATGCCACTAAGGGAACCAACAGCCTTAGCCGAGCCCGAAAGGAAACTGGCAACTGGTGTTCCCTCAGCATCGGACGGGGCCAGGCGTTTGCGGGGGCCCTGCGTGACAAATTGATGAGTCTGCCCAAAGAGCTCAACATCTTCCATCCAGGCCCAGAGCCTGCAGTTGACACTTTGAATACCATCGGGCCCGGTTGCAAGTGGGGCCGCAACAGCAACAAAAATACGGCCCCAAGAGCGCTTGCTAGACGTAAGCTCAATGAACCTAGAAACCGTGACATACGGGATCTTAAGTTCAACGCTAGACTCATTTGCTTCGATCTCAACACCTGGAAGTTGAGACAAGGACACAAAATTGAATGTGTGGCTGCGGTACTTATTGTTCGACGAGGAAGCATCAGGGTAATAACAGAGACGAAGGCGACCACTGTGGAAAGGCGTTCCATTAATGGTAAGCCTAAGGCACAAAGTAGCCCTAACTCCGTAAAAACCCGTCAATTTCTCAATCCATAGATTGGTGCCTGAAACGTAGTCCCAGGACTCTTTATCAATTTTCAAAAGACCAATACCATTGGCAGTTGACCAATTAAAGTCATCCACAGGGACTTGCTTATTCAGGTAATCAGCCACAGTACCAATTTCGTTAGGTGCATATTGCATAGCGATCTTAGGGTCCAGTTCCCTGTCGGAATCACGTGCAGCAGTCAAGGCGGGCGCGGTATGCACAAGTCCTACGCCGTCCTGGCCAGTTTCACCCATGGCAAGGGTATTGTTCATATCATTATTTGATGTCGAGATATCCCGGGCTTTACTCCGGGCACCATGGCCGACCAACCATGGACCTTGTGTGTGGGCGTTGTTGTAGGCTTCAGATCCCAAGGGCAACGCGTCCTTCCTTTCGGCCCCTTCTACACGATCGCCTGCTAGACGCAAATCTCCTTGGGCCGCATTATAAGCTAAATCGTGTGACACACGCAACGGGTTTTCAGCCATGCTGTCACCGAGTACGTGGATTTGATTGTCCTCGCGGTGAGGCTCCTCTTCACAAAACGTACCCATGAGCAGGGAGCGCGTACGCCACCTCTTCATGCGTTCCAATCGAGTCGGGGAAAAGGAAAAATCCCCGTTGGGGACAGCCCTATAATATGCACCCATAAGTTTGGGGTAGTACTCATCCCAGACCGCATCTGGGTGGACAGCTAGCTCATTGAGGAAATTCTCGAGCTTATCTGCCCACACGTCCAATTCCTCGGGTCCCATTTTCATCCATTGGATGTTTTGCAAAATGGTATCGATATCCAAGTAGGCGACCAGACCTATTTCTGAGTCACGCACTCTCCTCTTAAGGAAAGAAACGTCGAATATGGTCCTATCAACCTCCTGCGAAAAGTCTGAATTCTTCTGCTCGTCAGTATACTTGAACCCAAGCTCCGCCAATGCCTTAGCCATGGAAGCATTGGATACAAGATCAAAATTCCACCCTTCGTGGACACCACGAATGACCGAGAACACTGTGTCATCACCAAAATCAGTAATACGAATATACCCCTTACACAACGAGGTGAAAATGAAATGGGCAACTCTTGCTTCAGAAGCGCCGTCACCAAGAACAATTTTCGCTATAGCCTGAAGCTTAGCAAAAGTGTTGGTCTTCGAGTTCTTGGGAGTGGTGATATTGTCACCGGATGGGTTACCGTTAGACCACTGTATGAGGTTGCCCTTGACAGCCACAGTTGGGTAAGTACTGGAGATAAGGATGTTCTCAGCAGTCTGCTTTTGTTCCTCCGTCCAATCGGCTCGGATGAACTCCTCATTGATACGGCGGACAATGTCCATATGCCATGGCGAGAGGTCCTTGTCGAAACCGGAATAGTCACCAGCAAAGACCCGGTAATTGGGGTGCCCATTATGATGCCAGTTCACAAAAGCGCACAAATCAGCTTCATTGGACATGTCAATCCCAACCGCCGAACAATTAAAGAGCCGGTTCCGTGGATCCATGAACCAGTCTATAAAAGGCCCAAAGTACATACGGGTCAAAACAGTGGCGCTTACGGGTGATGCCATGATCATACGTGTTTTCAACGACTTGACGCGGTCCTTAGGCCGTAGCTCATCCTTGGGGAAAACCATGTAGATAAAATCCACAGGTGTGGTCTTGAGGTGCTCATGCATTTCGGCCACAATTTCGCGCAGCTGTTCACACTCTTCAGTGTCGAATGTCCACTCATCGGTACCGAAGATGCTCCTTTTCTTGTCCTTAAAATAAAGCCCATCCGGAAACCCAGCTGATGTAGCACGAGTTAGAGGGGCTAAATTAGGCCAACGCCACTTATACCCACCACAAGCCTGTTCAAAATCGAGAGGGCCAGGGTGGTTGTACGGCTGAGTAAACTTCTTAAGATACCTAACGAACGCATTCGCGGCGCCCGCATAGATGTTCATATTAGGCATGATGGATCCCCGGGAATATTGAACAATATTCTTAACAACTGGATCCACCAAGACACCATCAACATACTTAGGCGTCAGAACAGCTGGATACTTGTCGATACCAACACCGTCAATCATACCTGCCAGGGGCGAACGCTTATATTGTGTTTTAAGGTGCAACGTGGGTGTTTCACAAATACCAACAACTGTAGCGTCAGGAATGGGGGCTTCGGGGAAAACGTCATAGCGCACCTTTTCACGTATGAACGCATTGGAATTGACAAAGATCGTCTTAGACCGGAAAAAGTCAAAGGCGGCATCAATCATATCCCTAGTGACGCGTGCTGCATATCCTTTAGCCCTAGAACCATGACCCGCAATGTGAATACCACAAAGCTTCGCCGAGATAGTAGGGTCATTGATAAAAACCGGAGCACCACACATGCCCACATAAGTGGATAGCTCATACTCAATGGTGTTCGTGGTTGCGTAACGTTGACCATTTGGCGCAGTTGCAGAAATCTCGCGGAAACCGCGGGCAGGACCATGCATACTCAACTTGTGAGCATTGCCCTCCGAGTCAGGTTCCCAAAAGTACACAGACACTTGTCGTGTGCGCATAGCATCCCACTCGAGCTTTGACTGTGCAAAAAGATTGCGGATATCAGCACCAAGGAATTTGTCTGCACGAACAACACAAAGATCAGCGTTCGTAATGATGTATACGTTAGGATTCTTCTTACCAGCAATTCCAAAGAGCGACTCTTTACCTATGCGCCAAGATCTTGGGCCAAGTGTGTGGTGGTACCTGTCTATGACCACAGTGTCGAAGCTAGCCTCTACTGCAGCATCGTAGATATGCCTGTTGAGCATGATTAGATCGCCACCGAGCGCTAAGCCAGCACCAATCTGGTCACCATTTTCCGTGGAGAGCCAAACAATGTTGGACACAACAACCTTTCTACCTTGGTCTATAGCTCCTTGATCTCGCGATTGCGAAACAAGGGGGTCTATATCAAGTTCCTCAACCGGGTTCGATCTCTCCATAGTGTGCTTAACTGCCCAGAAACCACATGAAATGGCAGCACCAGCAAGTAGGAGCGTGGACCAAAACTGGCCCAACGCTTCCTTGCAGCGCTCCCATAACTTGTGGGCACAATCGGTGAAAGTGTCTCTGATGGCGCTAAGTAGAGTAGGCAGGCTGCCCTTCTCCTTAAATTCAGTCTGGTACAGAACTTCGCGAAAATAGGCATCTATGTGCAGCGAACACCCAGCATCCAAGAGACCACCCGACCTAAGACGGGCGTTATTCCAGCAATATTTTCCAGGTTCAGCCCACGAGACTTCAATGTTTTGGGCTCCGCTGGCATACCCGCAGTGGTTGCAGTAGCCAGTTTTCCGCATGTTGTGGAGTTTAAAAACTTCCTTACCATAACAGTAACAACCAACGGGACAATCAAGTTCGGGGTTCCTGAAATAAGCTTCAATAGCCTCAGGCGACTCAACGCAAGAACCACCAGGACCTTGTGTGATCACACCAGTTCCGAGTCTGTCGACAAAAGCCCGCACACTTTTCGAGTCATTGATGTCAATAGTCGACAACTGGGCAGCGAACGCCCGCGACTTTCCGACCTTAATCTGATGAATATTCATGCGGCTATCAAACTGCGTCAAGATTTTCTCAAGGACCTCGCCAAACGTTAGCAACGGTCCAGTAACCAAGCCAGTGGCAGGGTCGAAAGTCTGGAACCGCAACCAACAGCCTGATGATGACAGTAGCTGGTCAGTGACCTTGGAAATATCCAACTTGCCAGAACCGTCATCGAATGCTGGTTGCAAAACGGCCCTATAATTAGCGTGCATACGCCGATAAAAAGCCTCAGGAGTCGCCAAGCGTTCGGTCGCCCTGCCGAAATCCACCAAATTAGTAGTACACAAAATCAACTTGGAATCGAAAAAGATGGCCCCTTTACGTTCCAAGGCAGCTTGATTCGTCTGAGTTGGGACTTGGTTAACCCACTGGATAAACTTGGGAATAACAATGTCGTTAGATTCTTTAGAATACCCAAGATCATCAAGTAAAACAATCGCTTGATTATTGTACCCAGAGTCAAAAGTCTCAGCCAAGTTAGGGGCCCAAACGACATTAGCCGTAGTACCTCCAACAAAATCATTGTATGCCCTACTAGAAAGTAACTTACGAGCAAGAACATCCTGTATGGCCTTTGAAACCAGAGACTTGCCGATGCCCGGATCCCCGGAGAGGGTTATGACAAATGGCTCAACCCTCTCAGCGTTACCAAAGGCCCCAAAACCCCGAAGCTCTGAACAGAGTGAGTATACGAGATTCCTCAAATCCCTATGTTGCGCATACATCGTAGATGAACGCTTAACAGAGGTGGATTCAAGGCGGGTCAGCAAGGCCTTGGCCTGAGCTGCCACAGATGACAACTCCTTGCGCTCATCAAAGTCTGAACGCAACTTGTTATAAGTCTCTCGCATCTCATCGATCTCTACCCAATACTCCCCGGAGAAGTTGGCTCGCCAATCTGTCCCAACAAGAGCACAAACATTGTTTATCAAATCCTGAATGGACAGCAAGGTCTCCTCTACAGTCTTGGTAGTTTCGTTGGCCTGCTTGAAGGCCCTACGACTAGCACGAATGGCAGCCATAAACCGCTCCAAGGAGCTAGCGTCTGGCTCAACCTGGTAGGTCGTGAGGCGCTGGTACAAAAGCACCAAGGCGCTAGAAACTTGGACCGCCGGAGAAACCTTATCCAGCGTCGGTCCTTGAGCAACAAGGACCATATTGCTAGGTTTGACAAGGTCCACTATTCGCTCAAACAACATGCGAACGCTCGGAGAGGTAGCGAGCAAGTTGGCTGCAACACTAAGGCCATAAAGCCCGGCAGCCAAAGAAATTGCCTTACAAATGGCACCCTCCTTACTATAGAAATACGCAAAGAGGACTCCACTAAGCAACATCTCCTGCATCGGAGACAAGTGACGTACGAGCACACCCTCATTGGCGTACCGTTCGGCAGCAGCGACAACTTTGTCAAAGGAACCAGGCAAATTCTCAGCTTGTCCAACGACAGTCGCCACACGATTGACGTTACCCACGAGTTCGTTAAAACCCGCGAACGCATCACCTAACACACCAGGGGCATTAGCGATGGTGTTCAACAAATCTCCAACGCCCTGCGTCTCAATGTGTTCTTCTCTGAACAAGTTAAGCAACTTACCCTGCAAGACAGCAGCAAAGTCCGCACCAACACGAGAGAACCTCGGAGGTGCCACTTCACGGCCACGCTTACGAGCGCGAAGCTCACGAGTTTGGGAGCGACCACGGCAGAAAAGTTTCCTGTAGTGCTCAAGAATTTCAAAGTCAATGTCATTGGTGAAAGAAGGCTTATTGCAACGCTCAATAGAGCGGGGGATTCTGAATTGTGTCATGGTTGATGTTGTAGTTCTTATGTCATGAATGGTGGGGTGGTGCCGGCTTGTGGCCAACGAGCCTGGACTTTGGCTCGCCACATTGTGTCCCTCGGACCTGCGCAATGTGAGCGCACCAGTATTGCACACAGCGACCAAACTGGGTAAGGCCACTGGCCCACACGCCATATGCGGACCAGATTCAAACATATAAAGTAACCGTTTCAATCTAAGCTAATGCGGATTCACTATCCTACAACCTGCCGAAGCAATTCAAGCCGCGAATTAACGCGTGCGAGGCTGGAGTCAGACCAAAGCATCTGTGGTTGGGC